CTAGGACGCGCCATCCTTCCATATCTCCTGTGCACGCTTACTCATGCCGTTAGTATCAATTGGTTGGTCATCAACAAGCAATTGTGCATCGTCTGTGCAACGCCATTTGCCGCTGATTTTACGCGACGGATAAAGCTGACCATTTTTAGCCAGCCTTGCTAACTGGGCGTGACTCATTTCAAAACTAAGGTTTTCCTTAGCCCACTCGGTTAACTCTATCCACATAGTGACTCCTATTTGACTAACTCCTTAAAAACGCCTTTGACTCGTTCAAAGTCGCTCTCTATTCGCTTGAGTCGTCTAACCTCGCTTTTGAGGTTGTCTATCTCTTCGAAGAGCGAAGGTATTTTCGCCGCCGCTTCAAGAAGAAGTTCTCCTTTCTTGGTAGACTTGAGATACTTCTTAGCTTTGTCGATAGCCTCTTCGTCATTGGCATCAGTTCTAACCGTGAATGCCATTAGCTTTCACCGTTGCTTTCTTTGATTTGAAGATCGATTAACTCACCTTCCACTTCGGTCGCACTGCAACCACCATCCCATTTAAGACCGCAGTTGTCGCAACCTATCTTGTTGCATGTGCCTTGGACGATGTTTAGTAGCCTCGCGTTTAACTCTTCGATTCTTGGGTTTGCCATAGTAACCTCTGGTATCAGAAACGTGTCACCTGGTCGACTCGAGATAAACTTTCTGGTATCAGAAAAGCGTTGCTGCAGCGACCGGTATGAATGATTGTGGTATCAGAAACCGATATGAAGCAGTATCTGATCTAGGTTTATAGCGATGCACGCACAAAGCATGCACCACAGTAAAAGCATTAGTTTGTAGTAGGCTGGCATAAGAACTCCAATGCCTCTCCGTGCAGTTCTCTTGGAATAATCAGATTGCCGTATTTATCCATTTTCGTTACGTGGGATTGGTTGGGTGTTTGCTCGTGATTAATCCAGTGCGGTTGCTGTTTGCTTTTTGCATAAACGACTACATAGCCGCTTCGTTTTAGGTAGGAAATGAAAGCCTCAATTAAATGAGGCTCAATTTTAAGTTCGGATAGATACATAAATCACTTCTTCAATACGACAGAATCCGGTTGTGTTTCATAGTGGGCGAAGTCTAAATTTTCACCAGCATCTATGGCCTTTTTGATCTCGTCTAAGTCTGTTTCGAACTTAACTACTCGTTTTTTAAATCGACTTGGTACTTTTTCTTCGTTGATAACAAGCTTTGGTTTTGCTGAGCGCGTGTAGAACGTTCCATACGCGCCTTTCATGCTGTTAACTTCGAGCAAGTAAAACAAGTTAAGGAGAGGGTAAAGCATGCGTTTACGCTCATTATCCAAGCTAATGGCGCGATCACCGTATGATTTGCTTTGGTCGACTAAAGATTTCTTTTCTGCCTTTGCTACGTCGGCTTGAAATTCCAAATCATCCATCACCTTACGGTAAGCCATAAGCTTTTTATCAATGTCGTGATGTAGCCCAGCGAAATTGTCAGCAATGGTTTGCTTGTCCCATTCTTCCTCTTTCGCAAGGCTTAGCATGTCGTAAACCTCCTTGACGATTTCATTCATCGATTTGGTTTTTTTAGCCATTAGCCTTTTCCTTGTTTTCGGAACCAGCTAAGTCATTTACGAACTGTTTTGAACACTTATCGAATTGAGATCCTATACGCTCAATCGCTGTTTGCTTTTTGCGTTTAAGTTCATCATTACTTTCTGGAATTGCTGTCAAGTGTGCTAACGCTTGCTCTTTAAATCGCTTCATTTCAGCGAGTGTTTTAGATAGTGGAAGCTTGTCGACAATGGTTTGAGCTTTAGCCATTGCGTTATCAAATGCCTCGTTTTCGCGTTCCATTTGCTCAAGTTTTAGTTGAGCTTGATCTTGTAGAGTCCCAACAAACATGTAATGTTCATCTTCAAATTTGCCCTGTCGAACATCTGCGTTCCAACCGAGTTTAGCGAATGCTCGGCTAAGGAAGTTTGACTCAAGCTTTTTGAAGTAGTCATCATCGTATGATTCATAAAGTCCATTCTTGCTCGTATAAACGCGCTTAAATGCAATCGAGTTGTGCAAAGGGAATGAAACTCTTTCGCCAGTGTTTGGTGAAGGGTAGAAGAATGTCGTTTTAGCCGAGATTACCTGTCCGCGCTCAGTTTCATGTATCTCAGTTAAACCCCAAGACTCACCATAGTTGCCCCACATATTGGTAGCTTGTTCAATCTGATGATCAACGTCTACGGCGGTGTATTTTCTCTCGCCATACACAACAGGCTTGGTGAAGCGAGGATTTGTTTTGCAAACAAGATCCCAAATGGTACGTCGAGATTTTGTTTCTTCGTCGTAATCTGGCTCTGGAATGGGCTCGTTAGCTGGCTCTTTCTCTAAAATATTCTGAGGAATATCATCGCTGTCGTCAGGCTCATCAGAATCGGAAGTATCGACAGCATTATCAGATTCATTTTCAGATTCACTTTCGACTGATTTACTTTCTGCTGGCTTATCGTTACCAGATTCTTTTGGCTCATTAGCTGGCTCTTTTTCTGCTGATTTGTTCTCTTGGTTTGACTTCGAGCATCGCTCGACAAGCGTTTGCGCTAGTGTTTCAACAAACAATGAGTTGCACTTAGGGATAGATACGATTTTCTGAGCCAGCAATTTAAGGTCAGTATCATCCGTGATGTTAGGAATGATTGTGTTGTAGCAAAGCATTGGTTCGCCAGCGGTCGTTTCCGACACTCGCTTATCCAATCGCTCGATAATTGCGTCGTAGATTTCTGTAAACTCAATTTCATTTGAGTCTTGCTCGACACCAATTTCAACACAGTTTTCTTCAAAATCTTGAAGGTAAGGCGATTTCATAAACTTCTTAGCTAGACTCATTGAGCTGTCATAGGAGTAAAGCGCGTCTGTTATCGCCTGAGCCGACGCCTTGATTGCATCTTTTCGAGTTGCTACGCAATCTTCGTTAAACTCGCTCGAATCGCCAAACACCACTTCGGTTTTTAAACTGCCTTCGTGGGCGTAACGCCACCCCTCATCACCGCAATCTTTTATCGCGATAACTACATGTAAATCTTCTGAGAGTGGCAGGGCAGCTTTAAAACATCGATCTTCTAACAGACTATCGTTAGCCGCTGGTTTGTCGATAACCTCTTCAATGTGCTTCATGCTCTCTTTTGTTTTTTCAGTGAGCGTGACTGGCAAGTAAGGTTTGAGGACTTCTTTTAGCACTTCAATGTCGTAGAGAACATCAATTAACTGCATTGAGTTAATGTGCTCAATTGCTTGTTCCGGTGATTTGTCGAGAGGCCAAATGTCAGCAAAATCGCTTTCTATTACCTCAAGAAAATCTTCGTGCTTCGCTATACATTCTTTGGCGTTAGGGTGACTAGCTACCGCTTCAATAAAGCGTTCGCTTGGTTCCATGAAATCAGTGTAAAAGTCATGAGCCATTACAGCAGACAAAAATGCCTTGTGGCTGTCATCGCCAAACTCGTCTTGATAGTCGAGAAATGCTTCAAGCCGAGAGATTGAAGAATCAATAGCGTCACCTCGATTTTCTGCCACTCGATCCAGATTCATTCGTTCATGCTTGTCTAGCCCGTTGCACAAGTATCGAAACCCGTAAGCCCACTGTTTACTGCCAACGTTCAAAACGAAGACTTTAGCTGCTTGCATGTTGTCTTCGGTGCTTTGGTAAATAAACGATGACTCTTCGACCGCAGGATCTTTCGTGTTAAAGAATCCGTCGTTACCAAGAGCAGGGTATTTTGACTCAGTCAACTCTTCTTGAACTTCCTCTTTAATCTCTGAACCTTCGACACTTGGAGTCGACGCTTCTAGCTTCAACACTTCCGCGTTGTATTCTTCTTCGCTAACCTTCGACAAGCTAGGAACCTTGTACCAGTCGTTATACGTTTCTGATTTGCCGTTGAAGCTAGGATCAAGCTCTTCAACTGCTTTTCGGATTAAGTCTTTCGCTTCTGTTTGAGTACCAGCCTTGACGGGCAATGTAAGTGTCACCCCATCTTTTACTGGATGCTTTGAAACTTTCTTTTCACAAGTAGCAATAAAGAATTTATCGGCCATTTTATCGGTTCCTTATACAGCTAAGCTGCCTTGTAGTTTGATTGAAGATGCGTTTTCGAAATTCAGGATCTCTGCCTGACACCAAGTAGAAGGCACTCTGTAACCGTGCTCTCTACAGTAATCAGTCATGATTTTTCGATTGTGCGGTAGTTTTTCTAACTCACAGCGAAGTTGCTGTAGGTTTTCGGTAGTAAGCTCTTCCACTTAGAAGTTCCTCGGTAGAGATATTAAACAGAGCACACAGTGCCAAAACTGGCGTTAAGTCGGAGAGAAGCAATGGGTGCGCTCTTTGATACCCCTAAAAAAAAGCCCCGCACTTGGCGAGGCTAATGTCCGTTTAAATGGCTATGTGAATTACTGAAACTGCGCCATTTGTCATTTGCTTGATAATGTCTTCAAGCGATGGTTCGTTGTTTGCTGGTGGCTCTCGGTTGATCTCATCAACCAATTCGTCTGACAAACCAACAAGAGAAATTTCATTTCCAGAAAGTTTTAAACTCGTCTTGTCGTTATTGATTGCGGTTTTGTCAAAAATAAGATGAAAGCCGTTGCCCTTAATTTCAAATAGGTCTGCTTGACCAATACTGCAAAAATTGCACATTTTATTTTTCCGTCGTTGGTTGCTATCTGAAAGCGCACTTGATGCTAGGTTCCTCCTGACTTGGGTCGGGACGCTTGCTATTTTTTAGCCTGCTGCCAACAGACTGGCTCGTCGTAACCTTGCAAGGCTTACACCCTAATTGAGAAAGGCTTTCTATTTTTACGTGTTGGCTTCACACATAGTTTGACTATGAACAGATGGTTTTACATGTCCTTATCAACAGACAAAACCAGCACCAAGCACGCTTTCAGATAGCAAATTGCGGTACCGAACTAAAATTAATACACAGATCTTTAAGGATTAATTCAGCACCGCAATTTTGAAATGCCCCTAACGCGATTTATCAAGGCTCAGTCGGTTGTCACTATCAAAATCGACCGACCGCTAAGAGCATTTCAAAATGGCTCTCACATGAAAGCCAAAGCCCGTTACTACTAAAGCACCTATGGGATAGGCCTAGTCGCCTCACCATGTCGGGCGACCGTAGATTTACTTTCGTTACTAACTCAACAATCCGATACCGTTGAGACTTGGCGCCACGATAGCAGGGCGCATGTTTTTTCAGATGGACAAACAATTTGTTAAAGAGCGTTTCGCGTTAGCGATGAGCTAAACTTATTACAAAAGTAATCACATGTAAATTACTTTTGTAATTTTTTTCGTAAAAAAAATGACCCATTTCGGGTCATTTCGCACTAAAAGTTTGTTTGTACGCTCTAAATCATCTTAGTCGCGATGATAATTGCTTGGTTCACTAGCTCTTCTACTTGCTCTCGATTTAGTCCCAATCGCTGAACTGCGTGTGACAATCTCTGTAGTTCGCTATGCTCATCCCCACCTTGCGGCTTCATATCTCCCTCACCAGTTGATAACCAAATTGGGCTTACGTTAAGCGCTGCGGCAAGCTCCACCAGCTTTGCTGTGCCTTGAAAGTCTCCTTTCTCAATGCGACTGATGGTCGATTGTTTTAGTCCTGCTCTCTCTGCTAGTTGATACTGATTTAATTTAGGCGAGTGCATGGCACGTGCTTTCCTCACCCTATCGCCAAAGCTCAAAAGTTTGTCTTCGTTCATTTGTCCGTTTGTCCATCTGTAATCACTTGAATTTTACAACCAAATAAAAAACTGTTTTAATTACAAAAGTCATATAAAATTATCGAAATAATTATTCTTGGAGTTATTGTGTGGATTGATGAATTAGGAAAAAAGGTAAATGCGCAAGGTCAGAAGGCAATCGCACTTCAACTCTCAGCTAGCCAGTCGGTCATTTCGCTTTGGCTTCGAGGCGAGAGAATACCTAGCACTAAATACATTCTTCCGTTGGCTGCGTTAATTGAAATGGAGCCTAAAAAGTTGCTTGAGGAAATAAACGAAAATGAAAAAGGGTGAAATCAACAAAGAGTCGATACCAATTGACCGAGTAGTGACGATCACTGCACCGATCCAAATTGTTATTCGGAAAGGGGAATTTACTACGAAGGATTTGGTAATAGCAGGAAAAGAAGTTCAGTGCTTTCAAGGGCTAACAAACATGCTTCTTGAGAAGCAGGAAGAGTTTTCCGCCAACCAGAAACAGAAAACCCCTCACGATTGGTAAGGGGTTCGAGTAATAACTTTCGTCTATTGCAGTAGACGTACGAATATTGCGCAACTTGGCGCAGGAAGTCAAGCTATATGAGCAACGTATTAGATATGCTTTTTGTAAAACGACCACTCGTTGTTAACCCACAGCTGGCAGCAGAAATTGGGTTAAACGAGGCCATCGTTTTGCAACAAGTCAAATACTGGACTGATCGTTCGGAGTTCAAAAAGGACGGTTTAGTTTGGGTTTACAAAACGGCGGAGGACTGGGAAGTCGAGTTTCCTTTCTGGTCAAAGCCAACTATTCGTAGAACGCTGAAATCCATCGAAAAGATGAAGTTAATCAAAGCAGCTAAACTACACGGTTTCTTTTTCAAAGATACTTCAAATCAAACGCTTTGGTATGCCATAAACACAGTAAAAACCCCATGTGATCAAGTTGATAACATGGAAGTTAACGAATGTGAAAATGGAAATAATCAAGTTGAGCAAATCGAAGTTGCCAATTTGAACAAATCGAAGTTATCAGATCGATCACATGGAAGTGATCAAAATGGTGAGTTCTTATCAAGTGATCAACCTGATCAACTCTCTACAGAGACTACAACAGAGATTACTCCAGAGACTACATCTAATGATGTTGAATATCAGATTCTCGGTTATCTGAATTTAAGAAGAAAAGCGGTATTCGAAACATTCAATCTTGTGGTTCGTGATTTAAGAATTGTTGAATCAAATCTAAAGCCGATTCGTTCTGTCCTAAAAGCCAAGTATTCACAAGATGACATAAAACTCGTCATCGACTATTTGATCCTAAAGTGGGGTAATGATGCTGGAATGCGAGAATACCTTACGCCAGCTTCAATATTTCGCGTCAGCAAGTTTGAGACAAAACTTAGTTGGGCTCAGGCGTGGATTGATAACGGCCAAGTGTCAATACAAAAGCAACCAGCTAACGATGTTGATTGGGACGATAAGAGTTGGGCTGATCAATTTGATGGGGGCTTTTAATGAAAGCGGTTCATAACATCAAATTACCTCAAGGCCAATCTAATAACGTTCCAGACAAGAAGGTAACCGACGAAACTCGCGAGTTCGTTAATTATATTTTCCGTGAACTTCAAAGCGCCTCGCCAGCTTGGAGAGCTTCATTTCCAGACAATAACTCTTTAGTCGCAGCTAAACGAACTTGGTTAAAAGCGCTGGTGGAATCTCGCATCACCAACCCTAGTCAAATCGAACAAGGGTTGCGTATGGCAAGAAAGGATGACTCTGATTTCTTTCCAAGCGTTGGAAAGTTTATCTCTTGGTGCGGCACTAACGCAAAAGTACCCGATCGAGATACGGCATTCGCAATGCTTGAGCAATACACAAGGTGCGAATATCACGCGATACCTCGTGAAGTAAAAGCCATGTTCGACATGATCGGCAAAAGCACATTACGCAAAGGTAACGTTGGCGATATTTACCGAGCATTTAAGCGCAATTACAAATTCATTTGTGAAAAGCTTAACGACGGCAGCTCCATTGATAAGTACCTGATCGAAAAACTACCAAAACCTAAAGAGCCAGAACTGTCACCGGAAGAGAAAGAAGCTCGCCGTTTGAGAATCCTATCTGAAATCCAAAAGACAAAGAAAACACTCAAAGGGGAGCGTTGAATATGAATCTTCCTAAATTCTGGTATGACGGATCAAAAAAATGGGGCATTGCTTCTGACTTAACATTCATTGTCGAACGTCTTAATCGACTCAGTTACGAAAACCAAAAAATCGCAAGTGAGCAATACGACGACATATTCAAGTTCCACATCAACAAGGGCGAAGTGACGCTAGCTAGAAAAAACGCCAACACAATGCTTAATGACTTTGCAAATGAGTTCGGCATCAGTAAGTCAGATTACCAAAACATCAAAGCTGCAAACGACGATCAAGTACATATCGACGCTGCAATTGAGCGACTAAAAGCATTACAGAAACGAGCGAAACCACACATTAGCTTTGAGAAACGGAGTCGTAAATGTGCGTAAACAATCAGCAGAAATTTACACGTCTTTCATGGGCGATGAACTTGAAATCACCGTCGATTTTTACGACTTGGGGGAAGATGGTTTGGAAATCGTAAGTGTTCGAATTACAGACTACAAAGCAGAAGAGATCATCGACATTACGCCAATGATTGTGGCTATCGGTGGAAAAGTTTTGAAGTTATTGAAAGAGGCTCGTGATGCAGACCGTTAAAGCCAAAAAATCGAAAGATGAATTGATCGGCATGATAGGCACTGGTGGATACCTTCAATACGCGACAACAGATATGCAAGAGAAAGCCTCATCAATGCGTGGTCGCCTCGTATCACTAAAACCAGTCAGGACTAAGAAGGGCGAACAAAATCGCATCCTAGAGCACCACAGGAAGTTTTTCGCTCTACTTAAACTTGGCTTCACGTATTGGTCGCCTGAGGTTGACTTGGTAAGTGAGCCTGAGCGTTGGGCTGCGCACGAAACGGCAAAAAGATTCTGCTCAATGGCAGGGCGAGAAGATATGTATGAAACACACGGTACTGAAATTGCCGAGTTGGTTCTATCTCAACTCAAAGCGGAGAGAAAAAAACGTTGCGACACTGAGGCGTACAAGTGTCCTGAGAACTACCGCCGTAAAGTAATGATCAACTCTGGATTTTATGACTTAGAAGTACAGCCAAACGGCGGAACTATAAAGCGTCCGTGGTCAATCGCTTTTGAGAACATGGGACAGGAAGACTTCGAACGAATCTACAAAGGTTGTTTCAACACTATTTGGAATATGTCTCTTTTCCAAATTTTCGCAAACCAACAAGAGGTCCATAACGCTGTATGCCAGCTTATGGAGTTTTCATGATCCGCTTGTTTTTCACATTACTAACGCTGGATAGCGCAGTCGCTGTGGTTTCTTCGGCGTTAATCGACTTACTACTCGCACTTTCTGGTTGTGACGTGCATTTAGATGACATTTTCTTAATCTACGTCACGGCTCTTTTTACTGGTTTTATGGGGCTATTTATTACACATGAAAGTTAAAAAATACGGATACAGAGCAAAGAAAGCTCAAGAGCAATTTAACCGATTTATCGTATTAAAGGATAGCGGCAAGCCATGTGTTAGTTGTGGTCGCTATCTTCCTTTAACTTGCGGTCACTTCCGTTCCGTCGGCGCGGCTCCCGAACTTCGCTTTGAAGAAGACAACGCTCACGGCCAATGTGTTGAATGTAACGGCAACAAGTCAGGAAACGTCAAGGCATATCGAGTTGGTTTGATTGATCGTATTGGGCTTTCTCGCGTTGAAACGCTTGAAGGTTACCATGAGCCAAAACACTGGACTATTTATGACCTGTACGAGATCGAGAAGGTTTATAAGGCTAAGGCAGACGTGATGGAAACTAACTGGGAGTATTTCTATGAGTCAGCGTAACGAGTGGCTTGAGAAAGTCGGCCGCACAGGACTTAAAACGGTTAAATTCGACGTTGGCAACGGCGGCGGTAAACCTCTCTTTGATCAATTAGATTTCGCGCACGCTCTAACCGGATTGAGTAACGAGGCAACCGCTTGGGCTATGTATGCTTACTCAAACACCGAAGATGAAAAGTCGTTAAATTTAATAACGGCTAGGTTGTCAAAGATAATCCTACGCAAGCATCCCAACGTTCCAACTAAAGCTGTAGTAGGGTTGGTTAAAATAACATTACGTGAGCACCTAATGTACGCACCTGGCACTAAAACGAGAAAGGGTTGCTCTGTCACCGTAAGGTCTTTGGCTATGGGTATCGCAAGAAAAACGTATTACGTACATAGTAACGCGATAGACTCCGCATCGCAGACGATTATGGAGTTGGTCAGATTGTGGGAAAGTCAAATTGCGGATAACGTTGGCAAAAAACTAACTTAAAATTGCGACCTAACAATTAACTGACATTTAACCAGAATAATCCTCACTGTATATGTGGGGATTATTTTTGGAGATAACATTGAAATACATATTTAGGTACTGCCCTAACTGTGGAGTTAGAGCCACCAATGACAATAATAAATGTGTAGTTTGTGGTGACATGTACAAAGCATGTTTGAGCAAAGAAGAAACGGGCAAGTCGAATTTTTATAAGTTTGTTGTAGCATTCATGCTGTTACTTGCGTTTCTTCTTTTTCTTGATACCAAAAACAAGGAAGAAGCTAACAGTGCAGAGCAAACAACAGAATCTGTATCTGAACAGGTTTACTTTGATTTTGACTTAGGAAAGGAAAAGTACGCCAATTGGGTAAAAGATAACGGAGTTTACCGCAATGATTACTTGAATATTTCAGCATTCATTGAAAGAAGCAAATATGGCGCTAGAGTTGTATTTATCGAACCATCAACAACGTGCACTGAGGGCGAAGATTCTGGATTTGAGCGAGTATTGCAAGTTAACTCTAAATCAAACGGACGAACCCCAGTTAAATTTGTTAAGCATTGCTACTCAAGAGGTTGGGCTATGTATGAGCCATACAACAAAGAAGAGAATGAAATAGTCATAGACGCATTCAAGAAAAGCAATGATGTACTTGTTAACGGCCTGTGGAATGATGCGATTTTCAGTGCTCTTGGTTTTACCGACGCATACAACTTCATGAATCAGTAGTTTATTGACAAGGTAACAATTTTAAGCTATTTATTTCCATGCTGGCCGCTCTATATCAAGAGCGGCTTTTTTGTATCAACTCTGCAAGCACCTTGTCCACCACTTCGGCAGAAAAATACTCGCAAACAGCCTCCTTCACGATGGTTCTTTCCTCACTGGTCAATCTACTGTTATCCGCAAATTCGAGTATCCGAAGACACTGATTTATTTGCTTGCATGATCGCCCTTCTTCCATACGGCGACTCCTACTTAAATTCAACGCCTAGCCCTTATTGATATTTTTGTAACTACATTAATATGGACCGTCATGGAAGAAGATCAAACTTTATACCCAAAAATAGGTATACCTATGCTCTTTGCAATTTCAGAGAAAGCACTGGCTACGCGAGTAAATGCAGCACTCTTTAATGGAGATATGACAGACAAGCAGAAAAATGGCTGTGAGCGATACATAGTTGCTTATTTCCTGCTGCGAATGAAAAGAATGCGCATACCGCTTAGTTACCTTGCTTACACTATCGCCACTGTTTATCACGAAACAGCCTACCAAATGCAACCAGTAGAAGAATACGGAAAGGGCGCTGGCCATGAATATGGCATTCCAGACCCTATCACCGGAAAAGCATATTATGGTCGCGGTGACGTTCAGGTCACATGGAAATATAACTACGAACGACTAAGCAAGCTTTTGTTTGACATAAAAACATTAGAGCAAGGCTTGGATCTTTTGAATCATCCAGAATTGCTGCTTGAGCCTATTTACTCAGCACAAGCAACGATTATGGGAATGTCGATCGGCTTATTTACTGGCAAGTCATATTCGAGTTACTTAAATCAAGAATACCCTGATTATGTTAACGCGAGACGAATCATTAACGGTACTGACAGAGCGGAAACCATCGCTGGTTACGCGCACGACTTCGAGCGTGCGTTAAAGCTTGCTTTTGGCGCGCCACTGGACAGAGCGACGGTGCGAAATGGTTCTCGTGGCGTAGACGTTCGAGAGCTACAGCTAAACCTCGGCTTAAACGCTGACGGAATTTTCGGTAATGGTACCGAAGCAAGCGTGAAAGCGTTTCAAGAAAAGTACGGCCTTTCCAGTGACGGAATCGTCGGTAATGACACATGGAAGAAAATTGAATCAGTATTTTACTGGGAGCAGCGATGAGAGCGTTAACGTTCTGTATTGCCGTTCTGCTGATGAGCGGCTGTACTTCGGTCGCTTATGTTGAAAACGGAGCGGCGGTAGGATCACAGTGCCAAAACACTGTGAGTATTGATGACAACGGACTAAAGGCAGTCAGTTTATGTAAGGAGCAGTAATAGCGGCATGAAGCGTTTAGTTTTTATTTTTGCCATTACGGTATTGAGCGGATGCACCAGTTATCACATTGAGCAAAACGCCAGAAATGGTATGACTTCATGTGCCGAACAAGGTTCATCTGGAAACTTAATTTTAAAAAAGTCTTGTGAGATCAACGCAAGCAAAGAGGACAAGCAATCAAACAAAAAATAGCTTTTTAAGCACTTCTCATTGAGAGGTGCTTCAAAAGCCATTGATACCAAATATCAGGATACCGGCAGCTGCAGACACGCATGTTTGATACCAGAAAGCTGCCAAATCATTCCCTGGTCAACGCTGATTTGATACCAACATTGAGCAGGTTACCAAATGGCCTGCATGCGTTACGTGTTCGCGGTAATCTGCTCTTTTTTAAGGAGAGACAATGACTACTGACTCGCACGATTTTGATTATCGCGATCCAAAGCGGTTAAAGCCGTTTATGAACAACCCGAAAATTCACACGACTAAACAGGTCGAAGAAGTAGCAGCAAGTATTGGTGAGTTCGGCTTTGCTAATCCAGTCATCATTGACGAAAGCGATAACATACTAGCTGGTCACTGTAGGACTGACGCTGCCATTTTTCGGAAAATGAAAAAGGTTCCTGTTTATATTTTGGTTGGACTGACAGACGCTCAAAAAATGGCTTACGTCATCGCAGACAACAAACTAGCTCAAAACTCAAAATGGGATATGGACCTTCTTGCCGTCAACATTAATGAGCTTGTTGATGACTTCGAAATTGACCTTCTTGGCTTTAGTGAATCTGAGCTTGAAGTCATTTTGAAGGATTTTAAAGATCAGCCGTTTGGGTATGGTGATGACCACCAGCCAAACCAAGAAAAAAATGATCATGACGATTCGAATGTGCCAGACGAGGAACGGAGCATCACTGATGATCGCTTTGTTATGTTCGAAGCAATGATGGCTGTTGATAACAAGAAAACGCTTATCGGCACTCTCAACGAAATCAGAAAAGCCAAGGGATACGAAACTAACGACCTCGCACTAATGGAGCTAGTCGGCGTATGGCGATGCACAGAAAGAAAGAATTTATTGAAGTAGATGTAGAAACTAAGGCGAAAGAGCGAATTAGGTATCTTTACGAAACATTTGGAGACGTAGCCGTCTCTTTTTCTGGTGGTAAAGATAGCAATGCGCTTTTAGAACTTGTTTTAGAAGTTGCGCACGAACTGAATAGAGTTCCAGTAAGAGCGGTATTCTTCGACGAAGAAGCTATTCACCCTCCAACTATTGAGTTTGTGCATCGCGTGGCTGAACGTGACGACGTAGATCTTGAATGGTACTGCTTAGAGTTCAAACACAGAAACGCTTGTTCTAACGATGAACCGTTTTGGCATTGTTGGGATAAGCGATATGAGCATTTATGGGTTAGAGATATGCCCGTTGGTGCAATAACCGAACATTCCGCATTTAAGTTCGGTGATACGGTGCCAGAATTTTGCGACAAGCTTTTTGAGTATTCAGATACAGTTTTGGTTTTGGGTATTCGTACTCAAGAATCAATTCGACGTTTACGGGCTGTACTCAAAAAGAAGAATGAAAACTACATCATACGACGCAAGCGCGGTTCGATGACGGCTTATCCAATTTACGATATGTCCAGTAATGACGTTTGGCGAGTAATCGCTAACAGGAACGCCGATTACAACAAGACGTATGACATTTTCAACCGAACTAGGTTACACGATAAGCTTTTGCACCAAAGAGTTTGCCCTCCATACGGCGAAGAGCCATTGCGCGGACTTGATCTCTATGCGGAATGTTTTCCAGAGTTGTGGCACAAGATGATCAATCGCGTACCTGGTGCCGCGACCGCAGCGCGATATGGAAATACGGAATTGTACTCTAGGGCGAAAAAGCCGAATAACTGGACTTATCGCCAATATGTTGAAAACGTTATTCAAACATACAAGGGAAAGTATCGTGAGCAAGTTGTAGACAATCTCAACTCCATGATGCGCTATCACGCGAAAAGGACAGCAGACCCGATACCGGAAGAAGACACACACCCGTTAACTGGACTTAGCTATAAATTCTTAGCCAAAGCAGCAACACGCGGCGACTTCAAAGGAAGGGTTAAACAAATGCTGGTGGATCAAGCTGAAAAGGCTTGTAAGCGCTTAGGTATTACGCCAGAAGAAGCGCAGGAGCTTTACGGGAGGGAAATCGACCTATGAGCCGAGAGAACCAACCAATATCAAAAATAACGTGGTTAAAACGCGAAGAATTGACGCCTAACGGCTACAACCCAAACAAGGTTGCACCGCCTGAGCTCAAATTGCTGAAAATAAGCATTTTGGAGGACGGCTGGACTCAGCCTATTGTCATCAACCAAAACAAAGAAATTGTAGACGGTTATCACCGATGGACCGTAAGCGAAGATAAAGACGTTTCAGCCCTAACAGATGGTTATGTTCCTACTGTTATGACTGAGCCGTCGAATGGTGAGCATCAAATGATGAGCACGATTCGTCACAATAGGGCGCGTGGTACCCACCTTGTGTTGAACATGGCTGAAATTGTGCAAAGCATGATTGAGGCTGGTGTGCCAAACAAGGAGATACAAGATCGTCTTCAAATGGAAAAAGAGGAAGTGGTTAGACTCGCATTAAGAGTTGGTGTCCCACATTCTGAAATCGTCAAAAACGGCGAGTTCAGCAAAGCATGGGAGCCAACATCAAAATGAGAAAACAATCACTCACTCACGAAGACTTTCTGGACATAAAGAGAGAAGCCGAAAAAAGGCCATTATCAGAAATCGACAATTTAGTTGATGACGCGATTTTCAGAATTGGCAAATTTGCCAAAAACAGAAAACTCGCGTTTTCGTGGTCTGGCGGTAAAGACTCTCTCGCGCTTCAATACGTTTGTGAAAAGGCAGGAATAGAAAATTGCGTTTTGGGCGTTTCTCAGCTTGAGTACCCTGAGTTTATGAAATGGGTAACCAACCACATGCCTGATGGACTATCGGTAATAAACACCGGATTTGGTCTAAAGCAAATTCTCGCAAAACCAGAATTGCTATTTCCTCAGAATGCGGCGCTGGCGGCAACGTGGTTCAAGAATGTTCAGCACAAGGCGCAAGCGCAGTATTACAAGCAAAATGATCTAGATGGGATCATCCTCGGTCGTCGCTATGAGGACGGTAACTTTTGCGGAAGAGACGGGAACGACTTTTACACCGCAAAGGGCGTGCTCAGATATAGCCCAATTGCTACATGGACCCATTACGACATTTTCTCTTTACTGCACGCCAAGGGAATTGAAGAGCCACCTTTTTACAAATGGCCTCGTGGTTATCGTTGCGGTACCCATCCTTGGGCTGCTAGGCAGTGGTGCGAATCAGAGTTGCACGGCTGGCGAGAGGTCTATCAGATTGATCCTGAGATAGTTCACGAAATGGCTGATTTCTTCAAAGGGGCAAAGCGCGTATGTGTGGAATATTCGGGCATGTAGGTAAAACCCCGAATATTGAATTGCTCACTGACTTATCGGTGCTGGCATCACATCGCGGTACCGATATGTGCGGCTTTTGCATAAACGGGGAAACTAAGCATTTTCTAGGAAGGCAAATACCAGATTTGAGCGAATATGCTGGTGGCTACATGCTAGGGCATTATCGGCTTTATAACGGCGTTGGCACTTTCGACAAATTAGAAATGGCTCACCCAATTACATTTGGCGACACAACCATTATTCATAACGGGGCTGTCGACGAGCCAGAGTTACTATCAGAACGGTTTGGGATAATTGGCGAAACTCACGATACAAAGATCATTGCAATGGCACTAGAGAGCGTTAGGGACGTTTCTAGCGTTTTCGCGTTTTCTGGAAATCATGCAATCGCAATTATCAAAAATAGCGTTTTTACGATTTCGGTAAAAAACATGCCGCTTTTTGGTGGATGGGAAAATGACGATTTTTATTTTTGCTCAAAACGGTTTGAACGGGCAGAGCGAATCGGAAATCGCGAAATTGAGCTAATGATTAGCTAAGGGGTAAGAATGGAGAACGAAAGCAAATATGGCGTTTTCTATCACAATCCAATTGACGATCCTGTTATGCGCAAAAACAGAGTAAATGAGCTTTATGCTTATACGGCTTACTGTGGCGAACACGACATATTGGTTGAGCAGGGCGATTCGGTTATTTACGTAGATGACAATATCAACGTAGCGTACTGGGTAGCTGGTGGCGTTAAGGTGCATTCCACACATTACGCTGTAGTGCTTCGTGGTTATCAGTGTGGAGACAAAACGGCTACTTTACTCGAAAAGGTAAATCTACCGTATGTGAATGGCTGCGCTACAAGACAGATATTCCCACCTGAGCGAGTAGGCGACCCAACGTTGCAACAATTGACCATTCCACCGCATACAAGCGAACAGGTACACCACATTCACCCAACGGCGCGAGTAGTGTTAGTTGCCAGTGGTAGGGGATATAGCATAGTCGGACAATCGGCAGATATAACAGAAACCGAATTGTTGCCCGGCATGATTTGCATTCTTGACCCAATGTGCCCACATCACTTTAAAACGGAAAAAGAAGAATTGACCGTTTTGCCAGTTCACGTATGGAGCAGCACACCGCCAAGCATTGAGTCGAATCACCCAATGTTTAACGGAACCAAGGAAGTATAAATTCTCGAAAAAGTGAATATTAAGGGGTATGTAGTGTATCCCTTCATATACGCTTTTAACCAAAACGATAATCGCTTAATTCGATAATCAACAAAAAGCGCAAATTACGAAAATCACGATTTTAAAGAAAACCGTTTTGCTTCCCCCACCAATAGGGGGCGGCAGCGGTTTTTTTTATTTTCATTTGGCACAAATGGCACAGGACGGAAGGTGAATATTTTCCCGATTTCCATTTTCGCCATTTTAGCAATTTCTATTTTTGGAGATTTTAATAAGTGTCCAGATTACATAAAAGAACAAGGGCACGAGACAAGCGATTTTTTGAAGCATTAGATCAGGGAGCAACCATAGGCGAGGCTGCAAAAATTGCTGGTTATTCTCGTCGCTCTGTTTATAGATATGCCGAGGAAGACCCGACCTTTTCTGAGCAGTTAGAAGATGCGAAAGCTGATTTACTAGAAAGCCTCGAAAAAGAAGCTGACCGAAGAGGTAGAGACGGTGTTACTGACTTTAAATCTTTAAAGGTAGGCAAAGACCAGTACAAGGTAATCCCAGTTCAGAAATACTCAGACAGCTTGCTTCAATTCAGAATGAAAGCCATTGCTCCACATATATATCGAGACAACTACAAACCCGAAGAATTGCCAGATGATTTCGACGATTTAGAGCTTGAGGATATAACCCAAGATTTGGGAAGCATCCTAAAAGCATTTTTGAAAGTAGAGAAAGATGATGAGCCAACAGACGATAACTCCTGAAGAAGTTGTAGAAATGTTGGCAAATGTTGATATTGACGGATTGATTGAAAAGCTAGAAAGGCGAGACAACAAAAAAGAGGCATTACACCTACGTAGAATGATAAAGGCGTTTTCTAAGAAAATGCTTTTAAAGACTAAAGAGAAATTTAGTATTCCTCCGGTCTTCCGAAAAATATTCGGGAATGAGGCCGCTAAGTATATCGTCTTAAAGGGCGGTCGCGGTTCAGGTAAAACCTTTGCGATTATCTGTTACATGCTTGAACAATCGTTTGAGGAAAAATACCGCGATTCGCTTTTTTTGGTTTTACGTGAAATCCAAACTTCTATTGAAGATTCCGTTCACTCCGTCGTTAGTGACTTAATCAAACAAGCTGGTCTTGAGCAGTACTTCAAAATCACCCATAACAAGATCACCAACAAACTAACGAATGTTGAATTTGCATTTACTGGCTTGCGCTCCACAGGCGGCAAAACAGCATTTAGCCAAGTAAACAAAATTAAGGGTAAGCATAAAGTGCGCATGGTCTTCATGGACGAAGCGCAGGATGCCTCACAAGACTCTCTTGATGTGCTTTTTCCTACAGTAAACCGTTCAGGCAATGTTTCGTTTACGTCTGAATATGAGCGCTTGTTGAGATTGGCATTTGGTGCGGAAGAAGTCGACATTACGGAGGCTCGCTTCTTATTTGCAATGAACTCTAACTTTGCAGAAGACCCGGTGATTACCAAGGTGCGTGCTTTTGGTGAACGTACTGTTATTAAGCACATCAACATTTTCGATTTGCCTAAACGCTATCAAGACCCACAACTACTAGAACAGGCCGAAAAGGAGAAAGGCGAGGTTACCTATGCGCACGTATGGCTTGGCGAACCTTCACCGAAGCTTTCTGGTTATCCGTTTGCTGACACTCCGGTCGTTATTGCAGATGAAGGAGAGGAGCCACCGCCATGTTTCGCTTTCTTAGATCCATCATACAAAGGTGGTGACTTTACCGCGTTAACGTTTATCGCTCAGGCTCGCGGTTACGTGTTTGCTTGGGGGTATTGCTTCCATCAATCGTGGAATGCAGCAATCGATCAAATCGCCGATAAAATTCATTCATTCCCAGTTATTGATTTTTACTACGAGGATAACGGTGTCGGAACTGCGCCTCAGGATTATTTCGGAGTTAGAGGTATTGAAGCCATACCACGCTCAACACGATTTAATAAACATGACCGGATATTTCGCGTTGGCGCGTTCTTGTCAATGATGCGATTAAGGTTTGTTAGTAACTGGTCGAATCAAGAATGGCTAACACAAAACAAGAAATTCAACAAAGACGCCGAATACGATGACGCGCCAGATTCACTCACTAACGCAGCAATAAAAAGCGGTATTGTCACTGACAAGATAAAGATTAGAGGTCGCCATTAATGGGATTATTCGATAAAGGCAAAAGCGACGAAAGGCAGAATCGAGACGAAAGCTGGTGGCAAGGTTTCATGAAGAAAAAAGATCCAGCCTCGCTACCGATAATTACCGAAGTTTGTCCGTTTTCAATGGCAAAGACTCGGTATATCGAAATTGCCATAAAGCAACTGTATTCACGCATTCTGTATGCAACTCTCGAAATCGTAGCTGTACCGGAAGAAATTGGAAAATCGGATTTTTCTAAAACGGTCTACGACACTCATTCGCCAGAAATGGTAAGAGGCTTGATGTACTACATCATCGAAGCCATGGCAGATGAGGAAAAGGTCATTTTGCGTAAACACCCAATTAAGGGCAGAACTAACGCTTATTGGTTTGAAGAGAGAACGCATTTCACCGGAGCTCACAAGGACGATGACACGACAGCATACGACTTTGTGCATTTAGATTTTGAAGACTTCTACAGAACGGAATTGCTCGAAGAATACTTTGGGATGATCTTCGATGCGATCATCGGCGCGGCTAAATTGATTCGCGTTGGTGGTTCAATCGTTTTGAAGATTCACGGTTTGAGCGAATTAATCTCAGATAAAGAAGTATTGCTAGCTGTAGAAACTCAGGTAAAGCAGATTAACGCAGCATTGGAGGAATCTAAGGGCGCGTATATCGACTCTGAATCAAATATCGAAATGCCACAAGTGGACATGGTGCCAGCAGTAAAACAGATGGAGTTTGGATTCTCTTTGGTATGTAACGCCACTGGTCGTCCCATGTCGTTCGTAAACGGCGAGATTGCCGCAAGCTTAGGCGCTACTGGCGAAGGTGACAGAAAACAAAACAGACAAGCGTCAGAGCGCGATTTTAACGAAATACTAAAGGGCGTCTTTGATTCTGTTTTCGGTGCCGACTTCGAACTAAAGCCGGACATTGAACAACTGGCAGAAGTTGGCGACTTTCTTAACGCGCTCGAAATGAACAGTTTGCTTTCTAAAGATGAAAAGCTGAACGCAATTAAAACAGTCATTCCTTGGCTATTGCTCGATAAGGAGAAAGGCAAGGAGAGTAATTGATGTATATCTATCCATACACGATGGCGGAGAACCTAATTGAGTGGTTCGGCATCGACTTTGATGACTTTTACAACGACGACGGAGGTATTAAGCGAGAGCAGCTAAAAATCATTAACAGGTATTCGGTATTGACTGGCGCTAAATCTAACGCTTACCAAACGATAAGCAGATTGGAGAAGTCCAAAAACAAGGACAATATCGACTTTGCTAAAAACATCCAAAACACCATCACTGGCACGCTGAGTAGCGAGATCATTCAATCAATCGCAAATTCGAAGTATGCCGACAAAATCATCATTGAGTGGCAACCATCTTCGGCAGAAGAGGAACGCGCCACACACGCTCTGCACTACGGACAAAAGATGACTATCAAGAAAGCGGTAAAGCTTGGTCTTGCAGTCGAATACAACTGTCAGTGCGGTATTAAGGTCGTAAGTGGCCAACAGTACGTCAAACCCATCGTTCAACGTTTAAATAAAGGTAAATTGCAATGAACCCATTGTTACTACAACTACTGCTAATGCAGTCGAACCAAACTCAACAGAATCCGCTTTTGGCTCTTTTAGGTAATCAGCAAAAAGACCCAATGCAGCAACTTATCGAAGCTCTAAGCGCTGGCTCTGGCATGCAACCAAACGGTCTTAATCCGCAACTGTTAAGCCTACTTTCTGGTGGCAGTGGTCAATCAACGCCAAATTCTGGCATGGAAACGCAACTACTACAGCTTTTGATGCAACAAGCTGGTGGCAAGAAACAAGAGCCTGACCTTTCGAAATTGCTTGAAGCGCTCGGAGGTAAAAAGCCACAAACCGTTGAAGATATGCTTGGCGATTTGATCAAAAACATGCAAGGCGGTGATGAGCCAGAAAATGACGAAATGGACATTGTTGCTCAATTGGTTGAAAAGCAGAAAAAGCAGAAAACCGACAATACAAACCAAGCCGAACTGACCGACGCGATCAAGTTCAATCTGCAATTCAAACAGTTTATTTCTGATAACGAAGACCTGTTCCCTGACTGGTTCACTCTTGATGACGTAACGGAAGGCGTAGACAAGTGGGCGAAAAACGAAACAGAACGTGCACAAGGTCTAGCGGCAGCAGCAGTTAAGGCATTCTTCAAAGATGAAGGCATGCTTGAGTTGCTGGAAGAGCGAGATCGCAACACGGTGCGCGAAAGCATCACCAAGGAAGGCTTGAAGTCGCATGAGATTGATCGCTCTATCGCATGGCCTGTTTTGGAACGCGCCATTTATAACAAAACCAAACTGAGTGACGCTAACGTACCAGCGGCAAGCGGTAAGGACGAATCGACCATTGCCAATTTCGGTGAACGATTCGAACAAGGTCAACAATCAGAATCAGGGGCAGCGTAAAAGCTGCCCTTTTTATTAGAAGTAAAAACAAACCTATTAACTCGGAGAGATAAATTATGGCTCGTGTAGTCCCTCTAGGTAGCATGCGCTACCGCGGCAATTCAGACGTTGCTTTGCCACGTAAATTCGAAGGCACCATCCTTGCTGGTGGCGCTGTGTCTCGCGTAGCTGTAGACGCTTCGCAACCAACGGTTAAAGCATTCGACGGTACTGGCTTCGCTGGTTTCGCTGTGCATGACCTAGATGACGTTCGCAAGGTGACTGGTGTCGTCAAGAAAGGTGAAGGTGTTTGTCTGCGTGTGAAAGAAGGAGAAACGCTAACGGAAGGCGGCGGTTTCGCGGTTGATAACGCGACGGGTGAAGTCGTTGCAAGCGGCGCTACTGGTTCAACAGAAATCAATGGTGAGGTTGAAGAAATTGGCATCATTGGTTTGGACGAAAACTGCAACGAAATTCCAGATTGTGTTTTGGTCAATTTGTACGGTGGCACATCAACAGCTGTAGGCGGTTCGTCTGGTATTCCAGAAGCGCCAACTGACGGCAAACAATATGGCCGACAAGATTCTGGTTGGACTGAAATTGTAGCGGCGGCAGGTGAAGAGCCAGCAGCAGCGCCAACGCCAGAAAGCGCAGAAGAAAAAACATCAAATCGCTCAACTGCGAAAAAATAACTGATACCAAAACTCACACTCTGCAGAGTGTGGCCAACACATTTGCGATACCAAAAGGGCTTGACCAGGATAACCGGCAAGCCCTTTTTTGATACCAGAAAAGGGGAACGCCTCATGGCAACTAATATCGTCGTTAAATCGAAAGTCGAGCGTAAATACAATGCTCGTGTAATGGGTAGCAACAAGCTTACCTACATCCCGTACACACCAAACCTTGCTGCCAATGACATTAACTATTCCGACGGCAAGCTAAAACAGGCATCAACAATCAGCATCAACTACGATGTGGCTGGTAAGTTCCCTGAGCAGAAATTCGCAGAAGCGTTAACGCCAGCGACTACCGAACTAGCGCAAGCGCACGCTAAAGAAGTTTCGTTTACGTACCATCGTCAACCTACGCACGTAGAGTTCACGCTTTCTAACATGCAGGACGTAAGCGACGTAAACATCAACGCTGGCATTCTTAACCGCATGCTAATGCAATACGACTACGAACACTTCCACGGCGCACACGGTAACGCTGGTATGTTTGCCAACACTAACTCAGTCGAATTGGATTCTACTGTAGTGGCTATCGCGTCAATGGCAGAAGTATTTACAGTCATTGAAGCGCTATACAGCCAAATGGCAGTTGAGCTTGGTGTTACCGAAGCGGATTACCCAAATATCACCCTAAGCTACACAAGTGATATTGCGTCAATCATCCGTAAGCCGTTGGTGATTTCTGGTGACAGCGTCACTACAGGTAAAACACAGATTTCGTCTGCTTACGCTGGAATGGTTCAAAAAGAAGTACCTAGCGTTATTCAGACCGGATCTCACATTTCCCTAGCTTACCGCCCAGCAGTAAACAACCATCACGGCTCTATCCCGGGCATTTACTCAAAAGCTGACGGCGACGCTCACGGTTTGACTCAGAAAACGCTATTTACCTACGAATCAGCGGCTAACGAAATCGAAGGTCGTGGTGCTTACGTTTACCAAAAAACGTCAACAGCAGCGTCTAAAGCGGCGGCTGACCGAGCTAAAGCTAAGAAATAAGCTAACTAGCAATACGGGGCTTCACTAAGTGGGGCCCTGTTTCTTTTGGAGTAGATATGATTTCGGAAGATTCGCAAATACTCATCGACACGATACTTCGAAATTGCGGTACCGAGTCAATGACTCAAGAAGAGATCGACTTTGCCAATGCGATTAATGCTGACCCCGAAGGTGAGTGTGAGTGTTACCAGTTTTCTCAGAACGTGCTTGTCGAGCGCGTTTCTCAGGATAGCAATAAGCGCTTCACTTTAGTTCGATTAAAGGCACTAGCAGAAGCTAACGGTTGTTCTCTGACTGACAAAAAGCCAGTGGTTAAAGAAGCGAGAATACCGATTATTGGTGGGGGTATTTAATGTTTACTTTAGACATTGATATTGATTTCACTAACTTGGAACAAGAAGTGAAAAAGTTCAATTCCCACCATATTCGAATTGGCGTTTTGGATAAAAACCAAACGGCGAGAATGGCAGACCGTGAAAAGCCGCTTAAATCATTCCAAGGCAAACAAGCTTCGAGAGTTAAGACTGGCAGCAAAGGCAAGACAGACTTGAAAATGACCAAGCTTGCCGAATACATGGACACTCGTTACAAGGTTTTCACCAACGCGCCAGAACACTTCAAAAACCAAGACGTAGTAAGAGTAACTAACGAGCTTATCAAGATGTTTGATGCTGGCAATCAATCGCCAGAAATGATCCGACGCATCGAGAGTGCAGCTCGTGCACTTATTCGCAACCCCATCATGCGAAAAGACTACGGCAGTAACTCTCAAACGACCATCAAAGGCGGTACCGGATATAACGGACATAACGTCCAAGGTAAGGGCTTTGACTGGCCTATGGTCGATACAGGCTCATTCTTCAATTCGATAAAGGCTCAATATGTTTAGAAAAGCGTTACACGACGAGATTCGAAATATATTCAAACTCACCCCCATTGATTGGGCTGGAGCGCTCCACGACGGCTCTGACAATGTTTACGTTGAGTACCTAAATGTTCGTGAGCAATATTTTTCAGAATCACACATTCGCTTCTTTGGAACCATTCGATTGTCACTAGCTGATATGGGGCGAGACAAGCCAGTGTTTGGCGTCCTTGGTAGCAAGTTTGATCGCTATAAAAAGCGAAGTTCAAGCAACAACTCTTTGGCCTCAGTCAATACCGAGGCATCGTCCGATTGGATGTCGATTGGCGTACTTTCGGTGTCAAAAGATTTCTCCTTTGCGTGCGAAATCGAGTTCGACAAAACACGCGAAAAAATCAAACATTTTAAGTGGATAGACTATGAGTAATACACTTGTTTTCGATTATGCGGTGAGCATTAGCGAAGCTCAATCCGCTACAGAGGCAGATTACAGCTTTCTGTATAAATGCCTAGTC